ATGGCACGCAATAAGCTCACCGAAACGAAGATCAAAAAGCTTTCTAGCGCTGGCATCTATAGCGACGGCGACGGGCTTTATCTGCGTGTCCGGGCTGGCGGCTCAAAGCAATGGTTCTTCATTTATAAACGCGACGGCAAACGAACCGAAATAGGACTCGGAGGCTACGGACAAGGAACCGCCCCCGTCTCCCTTGATCTTGCCAGAGAGAAGGCCGAAGGCATCCGGCAGCGTCTGGCGCGAGGTGAGGAATTGGCAGTGCGGCCCACGTTCGCCGCGATCATGGAAGACGTGATTAAAAAGAAGATGACCGAGTCCAAGAGCAAGGGGCATAAAGCTGCGTGGCGTATGACGCTCGATAAGTACGCCGCGCCGTTGCACAGGAAAGCCGTTGCCGACATTACACGCGATGACGTGGTTGAGACGCTTAAGCCGATCTGGGCAGAGAAGCCCGAGACAGCCGACCGTACTCGGATGCGCATTGCTGCCGTCATCGACCACGCCAAGGCTCGAGGACTGTTTACCGGCGACAATCCAGCGGACTGGCGCGGCGGCCTTAAGGAATTGCTCCCTGCCCGTCAAAAGCTGTATCGCGGTCATCATGAGGCCATCGACTATAAGGCCCTGCCCGCTGTCATCAAGAAGCTTCGGGCGGCTAAGGGCGTGTCGTCTTTCGCAGCAGAATTCGCCTGTTTGACTGCGGCCCGCTCTGGCGAGGCACGGGGCGCGGTTTGGTCTGAAATCGATCTGGACAACGCGTTATGGATCATTCCAGCGGAACGCATGAAAGCTGGCAAGGAACACAGAGTCCCGCTGTCGGCGCGTGCCTTGGAAATCCTTAAAGAGCGGCAGGAAATGGCCACAGGCGCGCTTGTTTTCGAAGGTGAGAGCGAAGGCAAGGCAATATCAGACACGGCCATGGTGAAAGCTCTCCGGGCAGCTACAGGCGGCACAGAGACGTTGCACGGCTTGAGGTCATCGTTCCGCGATTGGGCGGGTGACGAAACGCATCACCCCCGCGAGGTCATTGAAACCGCCTTGGCGCACACGCTCAAAGATAAGACGGAAGCCGCCTATCGCCGTTCCGACGCGCTGGCTAAGCGACGAAAATTGATGGAAGATTGGTCGGATTATTGCGGATAATCTTTTACGATTTCAAAAAAAGTCAATTATATCAATGCCTCTCCTCGATTTTCTGGGAGGCGCTAAAACGTCAAGCAAGTAAACCAGAATATATTTCAGCATATTTTGCATTTTTTAGTTGATAGCCTCAAATACTTGAAGTTATAAAACACTTGTCGCCAGCAAATTGGCAGGCAATCCATAACAATCAGCGCTATTTCGCACCGGCCAAGGAGGTCCGGTAACAAGCAAGTGCGTCCAGAGAAAGGAGCAATACATGTCAAAAGAACTTCCGCGCCTCATGTCGCCAAAGGAAGCCGCAGCCGAAACGACGTTTTCCGCAATGCAGCTTAATATTCTGAGCACAACGGGCCTATTCCCAAAGCCAGTCCAGCTTTCAGCGCGCCGCATTGCTTATGTTCGGTCTGAGGTCGCAAATTGGCTTGATGAGCGCATTGCATCGCGCACGCACTGAGGATGGAATCGCATGCAGAAAACGACTTCTCCGGTTGGAAGGGGAAGTTCAATTTCGAGAAGATTGGACTGAGGCGGGCAGCAATCGAGCCGCAGGCGAGTAGGCCTCAATCGGAAATCAAAAGCCGCTTTAGCCTGATATGGGCGCATGACATCGGAGACGAGGATAATCACAAGGAATGGATTATCCGGGACATCTTCGGCGCTGGTGAATTCTCGTACATCGTAGGTCAGCCGGGAGCCGGAAAGAGCATGTGCGCGACTGACATGGCATGTCACGTTGCTGCCGGTTGGGACTGGCACAGCTTCAAGGTCAAAAAGCAGGGCTTCGTTCTCTATATCGCGGCGGAACGTGCCAAGTTGACCAGAAGGCGCATTAAAGCTTGGCGCAAAAGACATCGCTTTAGCGACGATCTGCCGGTGCTGGTTGTGTCCGGCTACATGAACCTGACGGATGGCCTAGAGGACGCGAAAGAGCTTATCAGCGTCATCGAGCAGGCTGAAGAAGAATGCGGGCTGGAATGCGGCCTGATCGTAATCGACACGCTCACTCGCGTTTTCGGCGGAGGCGATCAGAACGCTTCCAAGGACATGACTCGGCTTATTGATGCAGTGAGCTTGATACAGGAAACCGTTCCGCAAGCACATGTTTGCGTGATCCACCACACCACGCATGCAGGAACGCGAGCCAAAGGAGCAATTGATCTGGATGGCGCGGTTGATGTTTCTTTCATGGTTGGGACGAAGGGGGGCGTTGTAGTCTTTGAGAACACGGGCGCGAATGATGGCAAGGAGGGTGACCTTCTGGCCTACGAGTTTGAGAGCGTGACGCTAGGCAAGGATGACGAAGGGGAATGGACCACAGCCCCGGTTCTCGTTCCCGTGTCTCTCCCTAGTGACAAGAGCGAGCCGAAAGAGACCGCCAGCGCTCGGAGCAGTCGCTTACGGGATGAAGCCGTGACGAGAGCAATCATTGATAACGCCGTAGATCAGGGCGGAAATAGCGATGATGGGTGGTGGTGGATCGCCAATTATGACGAAGTGCATGAGGCTTACAAGGCATCAGAGCCGGGAAAGAAGCAGGGCAAGAACTGGAAGCGTGCTTTCTCAAAAGCTGAAGACGAGAGCAAAATTGAGAACGACACAAGGCGTTGTAAATACAGGGTTTTTATGAAGACGAAACCCTATTCTGAGAATTGAGAACGGTTTTGAGAACCATTTGGGCCTCATCTTTCTCAAATTCTCATCTCACTCTCTTTCTTACAAGAGAGTGAGTGAGAGTGAGAATGAGCCTGAGACATGAAAGGAGAATTGGAGATGAATACACAATGCGAAAATATGCAGGTCATCAACGCGCTGGTAGGAAAGCCGGTAGCGTGGAATGGTGGTCTAGCCGAACCAGATACGAAGGTACTGACTATCCTGCGCAAGCGAAGCGAACCAGCGGCACCAATGGTCTTAGCCCGTCTGACCGGCTTCACGCGCTACCAGATCAATGAAATCCTACTGCGGCTGAAGCGTCGTGATCTGGCCGAGGCAGTCGGTCACGGGCAATGGCTGGCAGCATGAAGTACGGCAATCTGAACAGGCAGGTGTTTGCGCACAACAGCCGGGATAAGCAAGGGCATAAGCAGCAGCAGCCAATCCCGGTCAAGGTGGTCAAAGTTCGGGCTACGCCCGCTGCCCGCCGCTAATGAGCAAATGGCCGTATTGCACGGCGGAATGGAAAAGGCTCAGACAGTCCAAGCTAATGCAGACGCCGGTCTGTGAGCCATGCAGGGCAAGAGGCGTGATCGAACTGGCTGACGTTGTTGATCATGACAAGGCTATCAATGCGGGAGGTGACGCGTTCCCTCCCCTGTCCGGCCTGACCAGCATGTGCGCAAGCTGCCATAACAGCAAGACCAATGCCAAGGACAGGAAGACGGCCAAGACAGGCAGGAGCAGCGGCTTCAGGCGGGCGTGGGCTGGCTTTGACGTGGAAGGAAACCCAATTGACCCGGAGGGCTGGAGCCACGCCTGACGACGCGCTGTGACCCTAGGGGGCATCGAAAGACGAGAGTCAACGTGCCTGGGATCGGCGTGGGGCATGAACGTAGACTTAGTTTCAAATATTTTGATCGATAAATCAAAAGGATCAAATAAAATGATGTGAAAGGAGATGGAGTATGGGCCGTCGTGGACCCGGCGCGAAGCCGAAAGCATCCGGCAAGACCGGGGATATCATGAGTGGCGGGCAGCAGAAGAACCGGCAGGTTCTTCCATGGGAGGTCGAAGGTCTCACGCGTCTGGAAAGAGTCGTCGCTTTCATCAATGACCAGAAGATTACGCAGGGCAAGCTTGCGGGTCAGAAAATGGAACTGCGAGACTGGCAGATTGAGGAATGGCTTGCCCCCATTTACGCAACTGACGAGTGGGGAAAGCGGCAGGTTCGCACGGCGGCGCTTTCCATGGGCAGAAAGAACGGCAAGACGGGTCTGAGTGCCGCCATGGCGCTCTGCCATCTTGTCGGACCTGAAGCCGAAGAGCGCGGCGAAATATACTTCTGCGCAATGGACAAGGCGCAGGCGGCAAAGGCTTGGGCGGAATGTAAGGCGATGTTGGAGGCGCATGTCGAGCTTTCGGAGCGCGTCAATATCATTAAATTCAGTAAGGAGATCGAGGTCGAGGCGAATTATCCCGGCGCGGGTTCGATCCTAAAGGCCGTAAGCGCCGATGCTGATTCTAAGCTTGGATTGTCGCCGTCATTCGTTCTCTGTGACGAGGCGGGTTACTGGCCGAAACGGGATTTGTTCGATGCCATGGACTCGGCTCTTGGCGCTCGCGATGAACCCCTAATCGTCGTCATCTCTACTCAGGCCAAAGACGACACCCATTTTTTTAGCGAAATGTTGGATTACGGGCTGAAGGTTAAGACCGGCGAGATTGAGGACGAAACGTTCCATCTGGCTCTATTCACGACTGACCCGGAAGAAGACGCTTGGTCATATGAAACTTGGATCAAGGCCAACCCGGCGCTAGGGGATTTCAATTCGCTGGATCAGGTCGAGCGAATGGCAGCGCAGGCGCAGCGGATTCCGTCGAAGGAAGCGGACTTTCGCAACAAGATTCTGAACCAGCGCATTGACGGCACGGTTCGGTTCATCGCCGCACGGGAATGGAATGATTGCGATCTTGGACCGATTGACGAAGCCGCGCTTGAAGGCCGGGAATGCTATGGCGCGCTTGACCTGTCAGCGGCTCGCGATTTGACGGCCTTCGTTCTGGTGTTTCCGGAAGAGGATGGCCGCTTCACCGTATTGCCACGCTTCTTCCTGCCGGAATTTGATATCGCCGGGAAAAGCGACAATGACCGGGTTCCCTACGATGTTTGGGCGCGTCAATCGTCGTCGCGTCTCACGCTGTTGCCGGGCAAGGTCATAGACCCTGCCTTGGTGGCGGAATACATCGCGGATGAAGCTGGCCGGTTTGATATCCGGGAAATTGCATTCGACCGCTGGCGCATTGAAGACCTAAAACGAGAGCTTGATAGAGCTTCCATTGATCTGCCGTTGCAGCCGTTCGGGCAAGGTTACAAAGACATGTCTCCAGCCGTTGACATGCTGGAAATCGCGGTCGCACAACAGAAGGTCAATCATGAGGGCAACCCCATCATGAAAATGTGCGCAGCGAACGCGGTCATAACGAAAGACCCATCTGGTGCACGCAAACTGGACAAGAGCAAAGCTAGCGGCAGAATAGATGGCCTTGTTGCGCTCGCCATGGCGTTGCAAACTGCTGCGCGACACAAGGAAGACGATTCACTTCCTGCGTGTCTTATGGAAGATGCTTAAAGGAGGGAAAATGTTCGAGGTTGGTAAGACTTACGAAATTGCGGTGCTTGAAACAGGCGACAATGACGAAGGAAAATGGTGCACATACGAAACGCGACGGCATTTTGACTGCATCGCTGTGGATGGCACTTTGGTAAAGTTTCGGACGCCAGAAATCACAGAAGAAGCCAAAGAAATTTTTGGTGATAGCGACTTCAGCGAAGAAATTCTCCTGAATACGAGCAGCTTTTTCTTCCACAGTGCAAAGTTGGTTGAAAAATGAGAGTTCTGTAAGATTTCCACCCCACTCTTTTGTCAAGCAAACTGAGTAAAAATATACTTCCTTGCTTTTTGCGGTTTACTGTTGATGCACAAGCAAAATCAAGTATAACCACAATCACCGGACGCAAGCACAAGACTTGAACCGGCGAGCCTGTCCCGAATGAGGGGCGGGCAGCATGTTGCCGCAGGCAACACCTACGACCAACCATGACATTGTTGCGCCTACCCAACCGAGCAATTCCGCATCGGTATGGCTCTTTGCGCGCTTACCAGAAAAGGAGAATATATGAATCTGTTCCATCTTCGCGAGACCCGTGCAACCAAGCTCGCTGAAATCAAAGCCCTTGGCGACAACCCGGACACCGCGAAGTTTACCGCGCTGGAAAATGAGATTCGTGGACTCGATAGCCAGATCAAAAATGCAGCAACCATCGCAGAATTCGAACGCCACGAAGCCGCACCGCAGGGTGACGCCATGGCCCGCGAACTGCGCTCCTATTCCGTTTCCAAGGCCATCCGCGAAGGCAATGGCGATAGTCTGACCGGCGTTGAACGCGAAGTCCATGACGAACTGTCCAAGGGCCGTGAGGTGCGCGGCGTTATGGTTCCTACGGCTCTTATCTTCGGTGAAGAGAACCGCGCCATGCTCACGACTGGCACCGCTGGCAATACCGTTGCAACCAACATGGGTGGCTTGATTGATCGTCTTCGCCCTGTGCTCGCTGTCCAGTCTCTCGGCGCTACTGTGATTTCCGGTCTGACCGGCAATCTTGATCTGCCGCGCCTGACCTCTGGTCCGCAGGCCTATTGGATCAACGAAGACGAAGCGACCACGGAAAGCAACTCGACCTTCGACAAGGTTTCGCTGTCTCCGAAGACGGTTTCCGGCGAAATGTATCTGTCTCGCCGCTTGCTGCTTCAGAACGGCGTTGCACTCGAAAACGTGCTTCGTCAGGACTTGGCTTTCGTACTTGCACAGGCTCTGGACAAGGCCGCAATCAACGGCACCGCCGCAGCAAAGCAGCCGGTCGGCATCCTGAATCAGATTGCCGAAAGCGCCACCACGGAAACCGACCTGACGGACATTGCAGCGGACCTTATCGCGGCGCTCCAGATTGACGACGTGACCGGCACCACGGGCTTCCTGACCAACCCAGCTCTTATGGCCGTTGCTCGCAAGCTGAAAGACGGCCAGCAGCGTCCGATTGCCACGGCTGACACGTTCCACAATGAGCGCGTTGTTGCCACTAATCAGGTTCCGACCGTAGGCGGCGAAAACCCGCTGATCTTCGGCGCATGGGCAAACCTCATGATTGGTTACTGGAGCGGTGTGGACATCCTCGCGAATCCGTATACAGACGCTTCCAAGGGCGGTCTTCGCCTGCATGCGTTCCTTGATGCTGACGTTGCCGTTCGCCACCCTGAAGCGTTCGCATGGAAGGCCGTCGCTTAATATGGCGTCTGTCTCTCTGGCAGAGGCAAAGGCTCACCTCCGGGTAGATTACCCGGAGGATGACGCCTACGTCTCGACACTCATCAATGCGGCGGAAGGCTACATTTCAGAAATCGGCGTCCCTGCCGAGAAGCTGGCCTTACCACCCGTCAAACATGCGGCTCTTTTGCTAATCGGGCATTGGTTTGCCTTTCGCGAGGCCGCAGCGGAGAAACCACCACAAGCAATCTCATTCGGCGTTGACGCCCTTGTGCAGCCATTCAGGGAGGTGTCATTTTGAGCAACTTTGAAAAACGTGCGGCAACCGACGTTAAGGCCGTAGGAAAGAAGCTGACCGGCTATGTCGCCACATTCGGCCATGAAACCCGGATTGGTGATTTCAGCGAAGTCATTCAGGCGGGCGCTTTCGGTGTTTCTCTTCGTTCCAATCCTGACATTCTCGCCCTAGTCGATCATGACCCCGGCAAGGTGTTGGGCCGTAGTGGGTCGGGTAGCCTGATCCTCGCAGAGGATCAAACAGGTCTCCGATTCGAACTGGACTTGCCTGATACACAGTTAGGCCGTGACGTGGCCGCGCTTGCTGCCCGATCTGACATTGGCGGCATGTCGTTCGGTTTCAATGTCCCTGAAGGCGGAGACGAATGGAATGGCGAGCGACGGACCTTGAAAGCAATTGACCTTCGCGAAATCAGCGTTGTGCAGGCATTCCCGGCTTATTCCGGCACGTCGCTTGCGGTTCGCTCGCGTAAGCCAATGACAGACGCGCAACGTCGTATTCGAATCTTGGAACTGGAAGGAGGTGCATATGTGGCCGTTTAAAACCGAAACCCGTGCTGTGTCTTCTAGCGACCCGTTTCTAGGCCAGTTCCTTGGAGCGCGCTGGCAGGCCCGTGCAGACATCGAGAAGGCTTCCGGCCACGCCGTTGCCCATCGGTGCATCCAGCTTGTCGCGGAGCAACTGGCGGCGGTTCCGCTGAAGGTCTACCGTAAAACGGATGACGGTGGCCGGGAAACGGCTTCTGACCATTCGCTTTACACAGTGCTGAAGGATTCGTTCTCGCCATTTCTGACCGCGTTTGAGGGCCGGGAATGGATGAATGTGGCGGCCCTGATGTACGGTAACGCATATGCCCGGATCGAACGGAATGGCCGTAGCCAGATTATCGCGCTGCATCCTATTCCGTCGCCTTCTGTAACCGTGGAGCGGCTTTCTACTGGACGCCTTCGCTACAAGGTAGCGTTGCCGAGCGGCGGTACGCAGACCTACACGCAAGACGAAATCCTGCATGTGCGCTATCGGACCTCAGACGGCGTTCTAGGCCTGTCGCCTATCCAGATTGCAAGCGCTACCTTCGGGCTGGCATTGGCTCAACAGGACACGGCGGGCGCGGCGGCTGAAAACAGTTTCCGTCCGGCTGGCGCTCTTGTGTTTCCTGAGAAGCTTGGCGGTAACGGCAAGACAGACGTGATTTCTAAGTTCAAGGAACGCTTCGTAGGTCAGATGAAGGCAAACGAGGTCATGGTGCTGGATGGTGGCGCGAAATTTGAGACGTTCCAGTTCAACAGTAAGGACTCAGAATTCCTCGAAAGCCGCAAGCTGTCCAATCTGGATATCTGCCGCGTGTATGGCGTTCCGCCTTCCGCAGTCGGAATCACAGACGATGCGACATATTCTAATATCGGTGAGGAAAGCCGCGCTCTTGTGACTCGTGTCCTTGCGCCGTGGGCCAAGCGAATCGAGAGCGTTTACAACGTCACGCTGCTTTCGCCTGAAGCTCGCAAGACACATTACATTGAGCATGATCTGAGCGGCCTGCTTCGTGGTGATCTTTCGACGCGATACGCTGCTTACAAGATTGGCCGGGAAGCTGGCTTCTTGTCGGTTGATGAGATTCGCGGCTTTGAGAATATGAGCAAGGTTCCGGGCGGCGATACGTATATGGAGCCGTTGAACATGGCCCGTCTTGGCGTGTCACAAAATGCCCAGGCATCCGAGGTGCAGCAATGATCGGGGGCGGCGATCTTCGCCGTTCCTTCGGCTTCTGGCAGCCGACGCAAGGTGATGATGGATTCGGGGGGGTGGTCGCTGGCCCACCCGCCCTCCGGTTTGCCACCGCTGGCCGGTTCCGCGTCGTGAATGGTGATGAGATTTACTTAAACGGCGTGGTGAGCGGCAAGAGGACGGTGGAAGTCACCATCCGCATGCAGCCAAAGTCAAAGACGGTCAACACGACATGGTTCATGCGCGATACCCGCGAAAACCGCAGATACAACATCAAGCTGATGACGCCTTCAGAGAAAGGGGATTTCATTACATTTCGAGCCGAGGAGGGAACGCCTTGAACATTAAGACAATCAGCATTGAGCCGGTTAGCGGGTTCGACCGGGATACGGGCTTTCGCAAGCTGGCAAAGGTCCAATTCTTTTTGCCCGACATGCAAATGACGATTCGCGATGTCGTATTGACCCATGACCACGAACACGGTTTCGCTGTGTCCCACGTCAAGCCGAAGGTGGGGCAGTCAACGCTCCAGTGGGTGCGAAACTCACTTTTCGCCAAAGCTCTGGCGGAAGCGGCAGCAACGGCCTATAGCAGCATGCTTGCTGAAGATATCGCGGAACTTAAAGAACTGTACGCTGCCGCGTAATTCACCGCCGTCGCTTACTCCATTTAAGCGACGGCTTTTTCTATTTATCCTCAAACGGCGGAAGCCCTGCCTTGATCGGGTCGATCCCATCCTCAATACGCGCTCTAATTATCGATGAAATTCGCTTTGTCTCTTCAGGATCGGAACGAAATCCGGGCTTAATTTCGCAGCCTTTGCGAGTGGCTACTCTCTTGTCACCCTCGACGCGCCACTCAATATCATAATCGGGTATAAACAAGAATTCGCTTGGGCCGCCTGTGGGAACTGGCGTGACGCAAAAATAGTCGCCATCGCGTTCAACGACAGAGTGCAAGACATAGTTTCCTGACTCAATCAGATAGCCTGAAATACGTTTACATTTCCGTTCGGGGTCATTGTCTTCCATAAATTGTGCGTTGGCATGACACTGGTTTGGCTTCATCCTCATGTATGCCAACTGTGCCTCGGAATAGCGCCGCACAGTCAATTGAGGCAGGCGTCTAATTTCCTCCACCGCACGCGCCTCATGTTCGGTCGCAGGAAAATCCCACTCATTTATGAAATGAAGTACAAGCTTCTTGAGCTCTTCCCGCTTTTGTTTCGCTTGCCCCAT